GTGTGTTATCAAGGAACTTACGCTTGACTTCCTTACCATCAGCAGATGTACCACCTACAATGCTACCAATCTTCTCATCACCTGCACCATATAGGAAAGCATAGATGAAAGTCTTGGCTTGGTCACGAGTAGGTAGACCGGCAGACTTTTGGTTAGCAGTATGAATGTCACCATCTAATACCTCACGAGTATAGGAAGGGTCGTTCATATAGTGGGCGAGCATACGTAACTCAAGACCACTGGCATCCATACCTACTAGGAAGTTACCATGTTCTACGGTCCATAGCTTACGACACTCAGCACCGTAAGGTGAATAGGATGCAGGTACCTGTGCTAGGTTAGGTCTAGCATGTGTCATGCGACCAGTCACAGCACCAATAGGATTGACATAGCCACGTACTCTGCCATCAATCTCGATTGCATCTACCCAACTCTGCACCTGTGCTACACGTTTCTGTAACATAAGGTACTCAGCTATCTGTTTAGCCTGTGGTAAGTCTACCTCATTGAGTACACGCTCGTTAACAATCGTGTTACCTTTCTCTGTAAACTCAGTAGGTTTCCAACCAAAGTGTTGAAGGTACCTAGCTATCTGTTGACGAGAGCCAAGATTAAACTCAGGGTATATATAGTAACCCCACTTACTCCTCACACTTTCATCTGTTGCTTCATAATGTGCACCCTTGTCTAGCTGTGCTTGTGCACGCTTGGATGTACTACCGTCCTTGTTGTACCACTTGTCACCGGGATGCTGTAAGTCTATCCACACAGGTAGTGGCTTGAATGTATTACGCACATCAACCTCTACATTATGTAGCTTTTCTCTCAGCTCACCAAGTAATAGGTTAGCTTCACGCTCATTAATAAACCAACCATTCTCTATCTGCTTGGTTATGATACGAGCCACATCATGCTCAAGCTTGATGCTCTCATCTCTGAAACCTGACAGTTCCTTGGTCAATGTTTCGTATACCTTCTCAGTTAACTCAACATCACGCTTACAATACTCAACCATATCCCAAGAGAACTCACCCCATTCAGAGTGGTCGCCCTTGCTAAAGCCAAGCCTGTTACCCCATGACTCTAGTGAATGACCTGCTTCCCTGTTAGGGTTGGCAAGTCTTGACATGACTAGCGTGTCTTGAATAGCTTCTTGCCATCTGAATCCCGTAATCTTTTCCAAGACGGGTAAATCATATCCAATAATATTATGCCCACAAATGTGAGTAATACTATTATCACGTACCCAATCAGGAAAGCTAAAAATATCTTCGCCAATAAAGACATTAACAGTTCCATACTCTACCTCCTTAGCAACTATACACCATATAGTGTCAGGTCTAAGACCGTTCGCTTCTATGTCTAGTATAATTTGTTTCATTAAAATTCTCCCACTGAATCTGTTTCCTTCATTCTACCAGTTTCTTTGTCGTAGTGTAGAGAACATGCAGGACCAGTGAGTCCACTGAATCTATTCTTTAAGACTCTAAGTATCGTAGTGTTACGAACCACAGGGTCATCAGCTTGTTGGTTTCTTTCTAAGCCAATCACCATGTCGGATAGCTGTGCAATACTAGCTGAACCACGAAGCTCTGATAGACTTATCTGTCCACCTTCTTCATGACCCTTACCCATTGGTCTACGCAAGTGAGAAACAAGGAACAAGCCTATGCCTGTTTCCTGTACGAGCTGTCGTAGCTTAGTCATGATACTATCAATAGCTTTACGCTCATCCATAACCTCTTGGTCACTGACTACGATAGACAGGTGGTCCAGTACAATCCACTTACAGTCCAAACCTTTGGCTAGGTATCGTACCTTAGAGAGTAAGTTATCCTCACTGGTACTACCGAAGTGGTCATACATAAACACACGACCTTTGCCCATGGTCTTATCCCAGTAACCTTTAAGCTCACTGTCATCTATGTCTTGCATGTTGAGGTGCAATGGTTTGTTAGCTTCGATGGACATAACACCTAGCGTAGTATTCTTTACGCTCTCTTCCAAAGCTAAGATACCTATGTTCTCATCAGTTGCGTTGAGCAAGTAATGTTCTAGCTCTCTGACCATTTGAGATTTACCCATGCCTGAGCCACTTGTAATAGTTACAAGCTCACCCTTACGGAAACCATAGGTTAAATCATTGACGCCAACCCACGGATAAGGAACGGACTCGACACGTATCTCCTCTGTCAGTATGTTCCATGTGTCCTCACTAGCTACAATACCATCAGGTCTGTAAGGCTTGGCATCCCACCATGCCCTAGTGAAGTCAGCTATCTTACCTTGCACTAGCATTTCGTTTGCATCCTTGAGAGGTAGGTTACACACCTTAACTTTGTTAGGTGAGAACAAATCTACCACGCTCTTGGTTGCATCCTTGCCTGCCTTGTCTGTGTCAAAGCACAAGACTACCCAGTCGAATGACTCTAGGTACTCAAGGCTACGCTTGATATCATTCTTCGCACCTTTAGAGCCAGTGCGTAGACTGACTGATGCGTACTTGTTACCGAACATTTGGTGAACACTCATTGCATCAAGCTCGCCCTCGCAGACTGTGATGTACTTACCACCACCCTTGAATATGTTCTCTCCAAACAGTCCTACTTCCTTACTGTTACCATCATATAGAAAGTCTTTGGTATCAACAGTGCGTATCTTGTTACCTAGATGCTCACCATTGTCAGCATCATGGTATGGATAGCAATGCTTCTTGATTAAACCATCCTCTCCGTACTGTAAGGTAACGCCATACTTCTGCACAACATCTGCATTGATACCTCTGTCTACAATGGCACCACTGTTACCTGTAAATAATTGCATACTCTTATCCTCTATAATTGGTTCAGCTTTACTCTGACCGTTAGGTCCTTCCCAATGTCCACAACCAAAACAATATCCTTGACCAGTAGAGTACCTTGCTAGGTTATCTTTACTGCCACACTGTGGACATGGTTCGTGTTGAACAAAGGTGCCTTGTTGCTGTTCCATAATTCATCCCAGTTAAATTAAAAGTGGCTACCCCATTACAGAGTAGCCATGACATAACATGTTATGCCTATTAGAATGGAACATCTTCCTTAGTTACTGCATCAAACTCATCAAGTGCATTGCCACCACCTGTGTATTCCACAAGGTTGACCACCTGTACAGCATCTAAAGATTTACCTAGACCGAACTGCTCAGTTGCTTGGTGTTCGTATGTTGAGTACGCCACCTTAACTTGCGAGCCATTGCCAATCTTAATTGTACTATCCCAACCATGCTTGTTCTCATCTACTACTGTAGGTGCAGGCATGTGGTTGCCCTTAGCTGTGATAGGCTTACGTTTAAACACAAACACATTAGCATCTTTTTGTTTCGGTTTGATACCGGATGCTATTAGTCTATCCCTTTCTTCATCAGTTACCTTCAAGTCTATTGAATAAACTCCGGGTGTTGGTGTGTATTTATCTACCTTTGGTTCAAAGAGAGCCGGGTATAGTGCTTCACCGATTGCTACTGCCATAATTATATCCTCATTGGTGTCTGAAAAATTATTAATAACTACGACACCATAATAGCTATTAATATATCTTTTATTTATCCTTTACTTAACCTTTTATTAACCTTTAATATCTATATATCTATAATAATATTATAACATACTATTATAATTTTGTAAACAAAGTTTCAACATATTTTCTATCGTCATCACCTTCCAAGTCAAAGCTTGCATAGCTCTTACGAATACAGTTATTACACATATCTAAATACTCACCTGTTTCATTGTCTTTATACACTGACTCGTTGTCGTTCAGTTGTTTGTTACATGCTCTGCATCTCATTCCATTACCTCTGTTTCAAAATGTATTAGTCCATTACTTTCCATGTCTAGCTTTTTATTAGCTATCTTGACTGCTTCTTGCTCACCATGAGCCAGTATTTTAAAGGAAGCAATAGTACCTGTCCATTTTACTTTAACATTATAGTAATTTAGATTGTCATCTACCTCACCACCTTCAAAGTCATACTCATCTTTGTTAGCATAAGTTCTTTCTACTCCATTAATGTCTGCCATTTAGTGCCTCCTTTATTTTATTAAAAGCATCTTCATAATCATCTGTTTCATTGTACTTCCATTCACGTAGATTATCTATTATTTCATTAGCTTTATCAA